CTTGGGGCGCTCCCAACAGCTGGCGGCACAGTTACCGGTGCGCTTACTACCCCAAAGAACTACATTAACCGAAGTGGCAACGTCGCATCTGGGATTAACTGGTATTCGTCCGGGTACACTGCTTGGACAGATTACATGGCTGCGGCAGCCACAACGGGGTCTGGCCCCACGGCAAATATCACAGCCCCAACAGGTACGCTAGTTACATCTTGGGGGAAGCGCAGTTTCATTGAAAACAGTGCGGGCTATGGGTGGACGTTTGAGAGCGGGACAAGCGCGGGGCAACCTACCATTGTTGCAGAAATACGCTCGTCTGACGGTGCTGCAAAATTTGGCGGAACCGTAACAGCTCCCACGTTCTCTGGCGCCCTATCTGGCAACGCAACAACAGCCACTACGCTTGCAACCGGCCGCACCATCGGCATGACCGGTGATGTGACATGGACCTCTGCCTCGTTTAATGGCTCGGCCAACGTAACTGGTACCGGCACTCTTGCCAACTCCGGGGTGACGGCTGGCACCTACATGTCGCCCAAGGTGACGGTGGATGCAAAAGGCCGGGTGACGTCGGCGGCCACCGCCGTGTTCACGTCGAGCGACTATTTTGTCCAGTTCACACAGACCACCAACGGGTGGGACGTGACGCGGTACGTTTTCCCTATTCCATCGTGGTACTACATCGAGACCAACAACCTTGGGAACCTGTCCACCTCGATCTCGTACCCGACAAACTTCACCAGCTCCCCGTCTGGCGTGGTCGGGGGCATGGTGGTAGGTGCGTACTCCAACGGTATGGGCTTTTACCCTACCGGCTCGGGATGGAGTCCGGGCATGTCGTGGGACGGCACCACACAGTCGAACTACTATTCGCAGTATTACAACTGGGGCATGATTAACCCGAGCCCGCTTACGGTCTACGCGCCAAGCGCTCCGACGCAGGGCTTCACGTTTATCTACTTGCAGTACCCCGCCGCCAGCGGTAACAGCAACGCGCAAGACTTTTTTGGCTCTATAAGCATGGGGTTTAGCTCCAGTGTTGGGTCGAGTTTTGCGGTCGGCTCGCCACCGCTCAGTGGGTCCTCGCGCCGTGCGTACGCGGTGTTGATGATTGACGGTAACGTGGGCACCGTTACTTGTCCGCTCACAGGCTCCACGGTCGTTTACGCGTACAACAGCTACGCCAACAAGACATACGTCTTTTGCGAAGTCACAGACAACACGTCTGTCGGTACGATTGTCGGCGGGTCTACGTGGCTTACGTGGGGCAGCAGCGCCAACTACTGGGGCCACGCGTGGGCCGATTACACTTGAGGCCAGCCATGAGTGGAAACCTTTACGCCACCGCAGAAAACACAGTCATCCGTGCGCGGGACGTGCGGAAAGATCGCGCCGAGATGCTTTCCCGGTGCGACTGGACACAGATGCCTGATGCCCCACTGACAGCCGAACAAAAGCAGGCGTGGCTTGACTACCGTCAGGCTCTGCGCGATCTGCCGATGCAACCCGGTTTTCCGTGGGACGTCACATGGCCGACCACCCCTTAACCAACCGCTAACAGAACCGGAGGCCTGAGTGCTTTTTGGATCAGCAGCATTCAGTTCGCTTCCCTTCTCGGACGAGCCGTTAGCGGGCGCGACGTATTCTGCTGCGCAAGATGAAGCTGCGGCGGCCACGGACGCAGTAGATGCCACCGGGAACACGTTCAATGTAGGCGTCACAGAGGCCGTTACGGCCACAGATGCGGCAGACGCTACAGGGGTGCTGGCGTCCGCGATCACCGAGACCGCTGCCGCTACCGACGCCACGGACGCTACCGGGGTGTTGGCCTCCGACATCACAGAGACTGCCGCCGCCACGGATGTCACAGACACATCCGCGAACACGTTCAACGTGGACCTCACTGAGACCGGCACCGCCACGGACGCCACGGACGCCACAGGGGTGCTGGCGGCTGCGCTCACGGAGACCGGCACGGCTACGGACGCTGCGGATGCCACGGGCAACACCTTTGGAGTCGATCTGACCGAAACCGGCACGGCTACGGACGCTGTGGACGCCACAGGGGCGTTTGTTGCCAGCCTCACGGAAACGGCAACTGCCACCGACGCGGTATCCGCGCAGCATGACGTGGTTGAGTCGCTCACGGAAACGGCTACAGCCACTGACGCGGTATCCGCGCAGCATGACATCGTTGAGGCCTTGACCGAATCGGCCCCCGCCACCGACGCTGTTTCGGCCCAGCAGGACCTTGTCGCCTCTCTCACAGAGACCGGCGCAGCTGCGGATGCTGTTGACACCAGCATGACCTTGCTGGCATCCCAAGACGAAATTGGCGCGGCAACCGACGCAGTGTCTGCGCAGCAGGTCTTTGTGGAAAGCCTCACCGAGACGGCTGCCGTCACGGATTCCGTGTCCACGCAGCATGACATGCTTGCCTCCCTGACTGAATCGGTGACTGCCGCTGATGCGCTTACGGTGATCGGGGACTATTTCGTCAACCTGACCGAATCCGCCACGGCGGCAGACGCCCAGACAGCTTCCAGCGACCTTGTGGCAAGTGTCGACGAGGTGGCTTCAGCTACCGATGCACTGGCAACATCGCTTGTAACCTACGTCATCGTGGAAGAAGCAGTCACGGCTGAAGACCTTTACAGCTCTGCGGGCAGCGCTTTTGGCGCACAGTTGGTCGAGGCTTGCACCGCCACGGACAGTGTGTTTGCGCGGTTCCTGTGGGAAATTATTGATGACACACAGACCGCCGACTGGCAAAATGTGGTGGATACGCAAACCCCCGGCTGGGGCTCCGTAGGCACCGTGCAAGCAGCCGCGTGGCAAACCGTGCCGAATACCCAACCTGCCGATTGGCAGGACATCGACAATGCGGACAGCCCAGCGTGGGCCGTCATTGAAACTACGTGAGGACCACCCATGGCAAGCTCGTATTCCGAACTCAAATTTGAACTGATCGCCACCGGCGAGCAGTCTGGTACGTGGGGCAACACCACAAACACCAACATTGGCACCGCCATCAACGAAGCCATTGCTGGCATGGCCGAAGTGACCATCAACGGCAACACCACGCTGGCATGGCTCAACACCTCTGCCAGCCAAGAGGCGCGAAACTACGTGCTGAAGCTGGTGGCGGGCTCGGTGGCCAGCGCGTTTGACCTGACGGTCCCGACCATTGAAAAGCCCTACGTGGTCATCAACGAGACTGCGTATGTGGCCACGGTCAAAACTTCAGCCGGTACGGGTGTGGATGTTCCTGCGGGCAAAGCGGTTGCGCTCTACACTGACGGCACGAACGTCCGGCAGCTGTTTGACGATGTGCCCACCTTGCTGGTTGGGACGCTTTCGCTGACAAATGCCCTTCCGGTGAGCAGCGGCGGTACCGGTGCAGCGACGCTGACCGGTTTGGTTAAAGGCAACGGCACGGGAGCCATGACGGCAGTGGCGGCTCCTACCGGTACTGTTGTCGGTACGACTGATGCCCAGACACTGACGAACAAGATCATCCAGCCACGCCTCCATTCGGATGGTACGTTCCCGTCGAATTTCACGCCTGATGCGAACGCGTACGATATGTTTGTTGCGACGTCGCAGTCAACAACTCCTGTGTCTTTCCTCGCGCCTTCCGGAACACCTTACAACGGGCAAAAGATCATCTTCCGCATGACGGCCTCGACTACGGTGGGTCTTGCGTTCAGCGGATCGGCATATCGCGCAGTCGGGGTGGTACTCCCATCGACGCTCTCAAGCGGCTACACACTTTACGTTGGATGTATCTGGAACAGCACCGCCTCCATTTGGGATGTCGTGGCTGTGAACTCGGGGCTCTGATATGGCGACTTACTACTGGGTTGGCGGGTCGGGGGATTTCAACGACTACTCGTATACGCATTGGTCGCTGACTTCTGGCGGAGCACCTACCGCCATGATACCGGGCAGCACTGATGACGTTGTGTTTGATGCCAATGGCGGCGTTGGCACTTGCACGTTTCCGATCGGCGTCACGGTGAACTCGTTTACCTGCAACAACAACTCGATTTCGTTTAACGGCGGCGTAGGGTACGAGTTGCATGTACGCGGCACCCTGTCGCTTGCGCAAGCCAACAAAGTCAACATCCAGTCATACTTTGAGGGTACAAATTTTGCACTCTGGCTAGAGGCCCCCACAGCGGGTAGCTACACGATCAGCACCAACACGCTGACGATCACGCGCATTTACATTTCTCCGACCTCTTCGAGCACCCAATACTATTTGACGTCGTTCAACTCTTCCGGCACGCCGGGGTATGTTGCCGCCAAACGACTAGACCTGCTTTCCGGCATTGTGTATTTTGGGTACAACTACACGTACTCGTACCGGTTTGGGGACGTCAGCACAACGACACAACACACCGCCATACAGGCGTCCAGCACGGCCAGCATTAGCACGTCGTCGTCAAACCCGGCAGTCACCATAACGGCCTACGGCGATGTGATTTTTGGCAATCGCCAGTACCCTGTGAGTTTTGCGGCCTCTACTGTGCTGGAGTTTCGTGGGTCAGCCACACCGCGCAACCTGACTTTCAACTGGTCGTCTGGAACCCCCGCAGATGTTCCGCTGTCCAAAATCGTCAACTACACCGGCGAAAACATTTCCGGCTCCAGCGTCGGGAGCGGCGTCACCCTGCAGATCAGCGGAGCCGCCATTCAAGTTGACCAGATCACCTGCACCACCGCTGGGTCTGTTTCCGGGAGCTACCAACGTGGCATTTCGTTTGACAGCACGTACGAAACAAGGTTCACCAACACGTACACAACGCCGCTGGTTGCCGTTGGAAACGCCACATACCAAGTGACGCTGACTGCTCCGGCCAGTGGTTCGGGGCAATCAGACATTTCTGCAGATTTGGGCGGCTCCAGCAACGGCATTTTGCGGGTGTATTACTGCACACTGTCGCGCATGGGCGCGTCCCCGGTTGGCCAGTATCTGTCGTACACCTCGGACGGCAACGTAGACGGCATGTTTAACGATACTTACTGGCTGTTTACGCCCGTGAACGCCAGCGGATTTCTGATGTTTTTCAACTGACACCTTCTGGAGCGCACATGAAAGAGTACATCCTTGCCCGAGCCAAAGAGCCGTCTACGTGGCGCGGCCTGATTCTGCTGCTGACTGCCGCAGGCGTGCCCATTGCGCCACAAATGACCGAGGCCATTATCTCCGTGGGTCTGGCGGTGGTCGGCCTCATCGGCGTGGCCACGCCCGACAAATGAAAGAAAACTTCCAAAGCGCCCTTGAGGCTGTTCTGCATCATGAAGGCGGCTTCGTAAACCATCCAGCTGATCCGGGCGGGATGACCAATCTTGGGGTCACCAAGGCGGTTTGGGAAGAGTGGGTCGGGCACCCCGTAGATGAGAAAGCCATGCGTGCGCTGACTCCGGCGGATGTTGCCCCGATGTACAAACGCAAATACTGGGACAAGGTGCGCGGCGATGATCTACCTACTGGTGTTGACTACTGTTGTTTCGATGCCGCTGTTAATTCTGGGGCTGGTCGTGCTGTTAAGTGGCTTCAGGGGGTCGTAGGTACTCCTGTGGACGGGGCGTTAGGCCCCAAAACGCTAGCTGCTGTGGCGGCCACGGACCCCAAAAAGATCGTTGAGGCTTACGCCAAACAACGGCTGTCGTTCTTGCAAGAATTGCCGCATTGGGGTACATTTGGAAAAGGCTGGAGCCGTCGCGTGGCGGAAGTGCAATCTACGGCCGTCTCAATGACTGCATGAGGTAATCCATGCCCCTCAAAAAATTCTCCCTCAAACCCGGAGTCAACCGTGAAAACACTCGGTACACCACCGAGGGCGGTTGGTACGACTGCGACAAAATCCGGTTTCGTCAAGGCACGCCCGAAAAGATTGGTGGCTGGCAGCAGGTGTCTACGAATACGTTTTTGGGTGTGGCTCGCTCTCTTTGGAACTGGGCCACACTGGCCGCACAAAACCTGCTCGGCATTGGAACTAACCTAAAGTTCTACATTGAGCAGAGCGGTACGTATTACGACATCACCCCGATTCGCAGCACCGTGACCCTCTCGAACCCGTTCACCATGGTGGATACGGAAACCACGGTTACGGTGTACGACCCAAGTCATGGCGCTCGAACTGACGACTTCGTGACGTTTTCCGGCTGCGCAACGTCCGGCGGCTTGGTGATGGACGGGGAGTTTCAGCTCACCGTCATCGACGCGGACAGTTACACCGTTGAGTCCCCAACACCAGCCACATCCAGCCAAGTCGGAGGGGGCGGCACGCCCACTGCCGAGTACCAAGTCAACACCGGTCCTGCGGTGGAGGTGCCCCTTACCGGTTGGGGTGCTGGTCCGTGGAGCTACGGCACATGGGGAAGTGACGTCGGTTCTGTCGAGTCTATGCGTCGCTGGAACCAGTCAAATTTTGGCGAAGACCTCGTGTTCGCCCCTCGCGGCGGCGAAATCTACTACTGGGACGCTACGACAGGCCTTGAGGTGCGCGGATTCCTGCTGTCCAGCATGGTCGGTGCGTCGGACGTTCCTGTGATTCAAAACAACATCCTCGTGTCGGACATCTATCGTTTTGTCTTCGCTTTGGGCTGCAACGACTACGGTTCGACGACGCTCGACCCCATGCTGATTCGCTGGTCCGACCAAGAGGATGCCAAAAACTGGACCCCCGCCGCGACTAATCAGGCCGGGTCTATTCGGTTGTCCCGGGGCTCCGCGATCATTACTGCTCAGCAGGCACGTCAGGAAGTTCTGGTGTGGACCGATGCGGCGGTCTATTCGCTGCAATACCAAGGAGCGCCGACCGTTTGGGGCGCTCAGCTGGTCGGGGAGAACACGTCCGTTGTCAGCCAGACGGCGGTTGCGTACGCCAACGGCGTGGCCTTTTGGATGGGCGTGGACAAGTTCTACAAATACGACGGCCGCACCCAGACGCTTCGCTGTGATCTGCGTAACCACATCTTTTCCAACTTCAACTTTGACCAGTCCGATCAGGTTGTGTCTGGGACGAACGAGGGCTTCAACGAGGTCTGGTGGTTCTACTGCACTGCGGATTCCACCGTGGTCAACCGCTACGTCGTCTACAACTACCTTGAAGACATCTGGTATTTTGGCAGCATGGGGCGCACTGCATGGCTGGATTCCGGGCTGCGCGAGTACCCTGTGGCCGCGACGTACTCCCAAAACATCGTCAACCACGAGCAAGGCGTAGACGACAACGAGACCGCCGCGACGCTGCCGATTGCGGCGTACATCACGTCTTCTGAATTCGACCTCGATGACGGCCACCAGTTCGTGTTTGTGTGGCGCGTGCTGCCAGACATGACTTTCCGGGGGTCCACCGCAGAGAGCCCCACCGCCGTCATGACGCTGCTGCCGCTGAAGAACTCTGGCTCTGGGTACACGAACCCGCCGTCTGTGGGCGGAGAAAACTTTGCGGACGTAACGCGCACCGCCGTGCTACCAATCGAAGCCTTTACCGGGCAGATTTTCACCCGGGTTCGCGGTCGTCAGTTGGCTGTGAAAGTGTCGTCTACCGATCTGGGCGTGACATGGCAACTGGGCTCCCCTCGCCTCGACATGCGTCCTGACGGGAGACGCTGATGGCACTTGAAAAGTTCCGCGCCCCTGCGCTTAACAACGCGACCCCCCAGTACGACCAGCAGGCTATGCAGCAGCTGGTTCAGGTGCTGCGCATCTATTTCAACCAGCTCGACTCGGATACGGCCAACAAGGCGTATACGTACCGAACCAACGGGATCATTTTTAACCCGGACGGCCTGCCGGACATGCAGACGGGGCAGATGGCATGGGACCCGACCAATGAGACGGTTGCGGTTGCGCTTGCCAACAACGTGCTCATGCAAATTGGGCAGGAGTGGTACGCCCGGGTTCAAAACAACACTGGGGTGACGATCCCCAACGGGACGGTTGTAGGGTTCGCTGGCGCAACCAACGATGCTTTGCTGGTGCAGCCCTACATCGCCAACGGCTCTATGCCGTCGCTGTACGTCCTCGGCGTCATGACCCACGACCTACCGGATAGCGGCGACAAAGGATTGGCAACCGTCTGGGGGTTTGTGCACGACTTAAACACCAGCATGTTCAGCCCCGGCGATATTTTGTATGCCAGCCCGACGGTGGCCGGGGGACTGACCAACGTCAAACCAACCGCGCCCAATAAGGTCATCCCGGTGGCTGCAGTGGCGGTTGCAGATGCAACCGTAGGCGCGATTTTTGTTCGTCCGACCATTGAGCAAGACCTGTACTACGGCACGTTCTCGGACTCCACAACCCAGTCGCCCAGCGCCGTCTATACACCCACGGCCATTGCGTTCAACACCACTGACATATCTGACGGTGTTTCTCGGGGTACCCCAACATCGCGCATCGTTACTGCACATTCCGGGTTTTACAATTTTCAGTTTTCTGCGCAGGTGCAGAGCGGCAACGCCAGCATCAAGAGGTTGTGGATCTGGATTCGGAAAAACGGGGTCGATGTGCCCAACTCCAACACCGAGATTACGGTGTCTGGAAGCGGTACTGTGCTTGTCCCGGCGTGGAATTGGACGCTTTCAATGGCTGCGAATGACTACTTCGAGATGTGGTTCGCGGCAGACGACACAAACGTAAACCTGCTGGCAGTTGCCGCACAAACCGGGGCCGTCGGTACTGCGACCTTTGCCCGCCCAGCCGTTCCGTCTATGATCTTGACTGTAACGCAGGTGCAGCAATAAAGGGATTCCATGACACCAAAAGAGATTATTGTTAACCATGTGGCCAACAACGGGGTTCAGATGACCCCCGGGGATCTAGCGTATCGCGTTCAAAAAATGACGGAGCAGCCGCACACGCAGCTTGTTCAAGAGGGCAATTGCCTGTTTTTGTTTTCCGGCAAAGAAAAAAAAGTGCAGCTGTACATCATGAATGGCGGCGGCCCTAAAGATTACGTTCGCAGTTTGACCGCTTTTGTGAAGCTCATGCGCAAATTGGAAATTAAACACGTTCAGATGCGCATCGCGGACCCAGACTCGGCCCAACGCATCGCAAAGAGTAGTGGTATCCGTCATAGCACAGTCACGACAGTTGACCCCGGGGATGACAACCCGTACATGATTGATATGGAGGTGTGATATGGGGTGCTGCCGAGGTTTTGTTGGCGAGATTTTTAACCCTGTTGTAGACACGGTAAAAGATATTGGCCGCGCAATTGACGACGTCATTATTCAGCCTGTCGCCCACACCGTCGAGGCGATTATTGAAGACCCCAAGAAATTGGCCATGGTGGCACTGTCCGTCATGGCTCCGGGGGCTGGGACTGCGCTTGGGTCTGCGCTGGGCCTTTCCGGGACAGCCGCCACCATTGTTGGTCAGGCAGCCATCAACACCGCGCTCAATGGCGGGGATGTTAAGTCGGCACTTATTGCAGCGGCGGTTCCCGTAGTCGGAAAAGAATTGGCCGGTGCCGCAGCTCAGTCTTTTGTTGATGCGGGCATGGATAAAGCGCTGGCCGACTCAGCTGGCAAAGTTGTGTCTGGCGCGGGCCTAGCTGCCGCGCAAGGTAAAGACCCACTGCAAGCGCTGATTAGCGGCGGGGTATCGGCAGGAACTGCGGCCATTACGCGGGACATTCCCGGGTTTACAGATCTGCCACAAACAGCGCAACGCGCAGTAAATGCCGCTGTCGCAGCAGAATTGCTGGGCAAAGATGCCTCGCAGGCCGCTATTAACTCTGCGATTCAGACAGGGCTAAACACGGTTAAAGACCAGATCAATGTCGACGTTGATGAAGCTCGCGGGATTATGCAGTCCCTTGGGTACCGCAACCCAACCGAAGAAGAGGTCCAGCAGTTTGCTGGGCAGATGTCAGAAGAAGCGGCCAGCGCATCCGCGCAAGAGTATATAAATCAGCACTCCGTGTCTGAGGATGAGGCACGCAAATATCTTACAGATCTTGGGTACAACCCGACTGACGAAGAGGTCAAGCAGTTTGCCAAGCAAGGCGCGGACGTCATTCAAAGCGACATCGAGTCGCAGCTGGGGCAGTACGCTGGCGAGCACACAATCGACCGCGCCGAAGCCGAAAAGTTCTTCCAAGACCTTGGGTACACCCCGAGCGAGGAGGAGCTGCAACAGTTCATGCGCCAAGGCG